TACGCCAGTCGGATACACCGAAGGAGTAACGCTCGCGAGCCTTGAAGCGCATGTTGCCAGTGTCAAAGTCTCCTTCCATTGCCGTCTTGATCGGCGAACGGTTGAAGTATTTGAAACCATTAGGCGCGTCAGTCTTAATGAAGAACGCATCCGTGTCGGTGAGGAAGTGGTTAACTACCGCACCATCAGGGAGCATACCCATAGACTTCATGGCGTTCAGGTCGTTGTCTGCGGTGCCCGGACGCAGGTTAGAGTTAATAACTCGCTCTGCGATGAACTGAAGCTCTTTCGGAATGATAAGCTTCATGCCGCGAACAGCAATCTTAAGCCCACGCTCGTCAGTCAAACCAGCAATGTCAATCAACATCTGCTCAAGCGAAGTCTCGTTGAGGTCCGCAGCAGTTGCCAGAATGTTTGACTGGTTGCCTGAGAGGCTAGGGTGCGCGTTGGAGCAAAGAGCTGCACCGTCGCCAATCGCAGAAGAGCCAGCCGTGAACGCGTTGTTCAGGATAGCAGCAGCTTTGATCTGCTTGGTCTGGGCCATAGAACGGGCCAGAGCCTTGGTGTAGCGCGATGCCAGACGGTCATAGAGATTGTCTTCAATTGCCTCCTCAGTAATAGAGAAAGCAAGCGCAATGGTTTCATGAGTGTAACGAGCAGTGTAAGTTTCCTGCGCATCGTCAAAAGTGATGGCTCCGCCTTCACTCTTAACAGGTGCCGTGGAAAACCCACCGAGCATCACTTCCTCTTCAAAGGCACGGTCCGAAGACTCTTCCTCGAAGATTTCCGAATGCTCATTCTCGTAACGGTTGTATTCGAGCCCGAACAAGGCATTAAGGCCGGGTTCTAGCTCTTTCGCTAATTGTGCGCGAGAAATAGCCATTGATTAGCCCTCCTTAAATGCCGGTGGAGTCCGCAGTGGTTTGAGAATCAAACCGGCGGCTTCCAGCGTTAAAGTGTGCGTTCAGACGAACAATCAGCGGAATACCAGCGGCTGTGTAGTCGCTGTTAGCTGCGTCGTCCATGATGCCGACTATGCGAAGAGGCAAAGTTGCCGTCACCGCAACCGACGATACACTCAAAGCAGAGTTTGACGAGCCTGTATCGGTAGAACCGGTACGTGCAGACGTTCCGAGCGATGCGTTTGCAAACACAGTTGCAAGAGCAGTAGCGCGGTCAGTCAAAGACGCGTCAGAGGCCACTTTGAAAAGTTGGTCAGGGTTGTCTGCAACGAAAGCCTTAACCGGATGGTTAGTGTCAACGCTGACAGAGCCCGAACCGGGCCAGTAGTTAATCCAGACCGGCTTCTTAGAAACCGAGTCCACGTACTCCACACCCATCAGTACACCAAGTGCTTGCGTAGTACCACCATCAGTAGCACCCGCTTGGTCAATAACACCAGCCGCAGTCGGAACGCAGATGGAGTATTGGTAAATAGCGTTGGTGTTGTTAGAAGCGATCTCGTACTGAGTTACACCAGTAGAGTTAGCACCGCTACCAACAAGCCCGATAGGACGGAGACCATAGGCAGTATTTGAGTTTGCCATTTTAGTTCTCTCCTATTGGGGCAGTCCACATCATCGTTTGGGACCGCCGAAGGTTACACGAGATTGACGGTCAGCATTGCTGATCCGCATCGTTGAATGTGCATTCTCTCTCATCATATCCGAATCAACAGCTTGCATTTGGTCTGCACTTCGTTGATTGAAGTACGCAGTTCGTTCTGCAACAGTCTCCTCGGGAATCCGAGCAAGAAGCAATCCGCCAACTCCAAACACACCTTGGTATTTACCTGAATCGACAACGGGCGCTTCAAAATCAGGATATTCGTCCTTACGGACCAATTCCCAACCTTCACGCATCTTGGCACTGATGTTCTTTGTATCATCAAATCCACGCGTTTCCGCACGAATCCAACGGTGTTTAAAGCCATCAGGGGCAGGTGGTGCATCTAACATTGACGGGGGAGCCCAAGGCTTACGAACGGCCTGTTTCTCCCGAGTTTGGTTGGCGCGAGAAGTTCGATTGATGGCCGAACCACCGGTTTGGTTTTCTTGTTCGCTCATCTTCTTACTCCTTCACGTATTTCGCATATTCTTCAAGCGGCACACCCAATTTCTTCGCTATCGCGACTTGGCTCGGGGTGAGTCGAACCTTTTTCCCACTGCGCCCAGAAGTATTTCTTGAAGCGCCAACAACCGTCTGAGCGGGTCGTCTGTTAGCACCATTTCCACCATTTCCGAATTTATCAGAAATACGGCGGTCTAGTTCAGTATAATAGTCATCTGACTGCGGGTCAAACCCTTCGTCTTCAACTAATCTTTTGTGTATTCCAAAAGCTGCATAAGTCATGGCCTCATCTTGGCCAAACCAAGTATTACGCAAAGCCCATTGTTCCGCCTTTGGGTCAGGCCTTTTGGGCTGTTGAGCTGGCATCGGACGCCGTGCTTGATATTGAGCTGCGGCGGCTTGCTGTTGGCGATACCTGTCTTGTTGCAGTTTAGCTTGTGCAGCACGGTCTTGCTGAATGGCTAAAGCTGTCAAATTACGCTGTGCTTCCACAGTCGCTTTACTATCACCCATTTCAATAGCGCGGGCTAGATTAGCCTCTGCCTGCTGGATTTGAGTGTTAACGCGATTAGTGTACTCGCTGACGTAATTGGTATCTAAGTTAGAAATGCGTTGCTTGAGGTTATTACTCTCACTCTGCACGGCTTGCGCATAGCGCATGGCCTCTTGCTCGCGCCTTTCGGCCTCTCGCATTTTCTTGGTGAGCCGATCTATCCGCTTTTGTGTAGCGGTTTCGGCTTTCGCAAACTGGTCTTCTGAATCGTCATCGTCACGAGACAGCTTGGGATCGTCTTTTACTTCGACCTCAGTGTCTTCGCCCTCAAAATCCAATTCAACTTGGTTTTCTGTTGCAGCCATTATTTATCTCCTTACAAGTGCTGTATATCTTCGGGGTCCAGAATAGTGGCTAGAATTTCGTCATCATTCAAAATTCGCACCTCCCCGCCGTCTATTTGGAACCTAGAACCAGCATAACGGGCAAACATGACCCATTGCTTTTCTTGACACCACGGACCGGACGGGAATTTATCTGTATCTTTGTAGGCCAAAGGGCCTACCTTAAGGACATAACCTACTTGCGTAGAGACTTGGCTTTTTTCTTGCACTTCTGTCGGGAGAAAGATACCTCCCGCCGTTTTTGCTTTGCCTTGATAAGGAAGAATAAGAATGCGCCAACCTGTAGGTGATGGCATTCTTTCTAATAGGCTTGCGCCGATTGCTTCTGGGTTAAGTCTAGGCTTTTCGACGTAAACGTCTGCCAAACTTTGCTCTTCTTTCTTTTTAATCTCTTCGACGCCTTCTTTGGCGGCTGAAAGATCAATTGCTTGACTTGCTTCAGTCATCTGATCGCTCCTGTTTATCTAGCAGGCTCTTGAGTTCCTGTTCCACGTGAGTTAGACATTCGAGATTGCCCATTAACTCACGATAGTGTTCCATTGACTTTACGTTGCCATTCTGCATGTAGTCAACGCAGCCTTGGCGTCGTTCACGAATAATCCTAAACACTGCTTCGGCTAAATAAATGTCACTCATGCACACCCTCGCATATTATCGAACAATTTCAGATAATATCCTAGCACAAGTTGTATAAGATGTACTAGGAGAAAGTGTGATTTTATCAGACAGATCGCAGTTCAAAGTGCGGACCGTCGATAAAAGGTCGTTTTCCTTGGCTCCTCCGTAAATCCACATAGCTGTTCATAGCTTCTTCCATGGTCCCGTCCCAATCACGAAGATCGTCAACAGTCCATGCAGCACCCCAACGAATGTGGGCTCCTGTTTCTTTAGCAGCCGCCTTCATAGCATCCGCTAAATCGTCATACAAATTCAACTCCCACGATCCGCGGGAGCCTACATAAGCCATCAAATCAACAGCATGACCATACCCATCGTCTTGTACAAGGTGGTATGACTTCATAGTCTTTGATGCCCCTTTTTTAAAAAGAGCTTCCTGTTCTTCAAGGGTTCTTACTCCATAGATTACACCGAAATCAGTATCGGTCAGTTCTATGGCACGTTTTACAGTTTCGACAAGCTTGGGGTGTACGCCATCCATCTTATCCAAACTGCGCTGAGAAAGCTTAAAACTCATCTGGACAGCCCTTTCGACTTTTCATACGTGCGTAACGTACCAAGGCCTAAAAGGCCGCCAAGGACCGTCAGTAAAGTAGACATGTCAAACTCAGGAAGAGGGGGTAATTGTGTTCCAGTAGCGGCCAACCCAAAAATTAGCAAGGGCTGAACAACAAAATGATATGCAAATGCTACTCCACAGACCCATCCGATAAAGGGTCTCCACGACGATTTAAAGAAGCTAGACGATTGAGCTTCAATCTTATTGACTTCAATTTGCGCAAGCGCAACAGCGTGTGCTTGTTTTTCGGCCATCGTCGCAATTTCATGCGCCAACTTGGCTTTTTCATCTTTGTCTTCGATAACCTTGTCTAGTAAGCCTGTGACTGGTCCGACAAGGCTACCTACTATCTGTCCTAGCATAGTAACCTCCTAAGATTTCCCGCATTTAATCTTATACCAGAAAACACGTGTTATAAAGTAAAAGTTTACTTGCGGCTCATGTAAGCTGTTGCGCCAAAGTAAAAACCGACAACAGAAGCTTGCGCTATGTAAAACAGACCAAGCAGATCGCCCAATGCAGAGACACGCGTTTCTGAAACATAGGGGGTAAAAAGCACAACGGTAAACAAAACCATGCTGCTCAATGCCACCCACGCCATACGTTTCTGGGCAAGAGCTTTTTCTTCTCTTAGTTCCAGCTCCAGCATTTCTTGGCTACGTTTGATTTCCTCGTCGTCCACTACCCCGTCGTGGTTCAAGTCAAACTCCTCGTAACGACTTCTTTCTTGTAACTCTTTTCGTGTCATAGTGTGCCGTCCCTAAGATACTTTACCCAGAGAACTAAGCCAATGAACCCGCCAACTAAGACAACGCTGGCAAACACCCATGCAGCATACTCTACTAGCTTTTCTTTACGCTTCTTTTCCTCTAAGGCTTGTTGTCTTCGTTGTTTTCGAGCTTCTGCTTGAAAGCGCACCCAATCATCGTGCAACCCCGGACGACCATAAAGTTTCATCATTGAGGTTAATTCTTTTTCAATCTGCTTGATTTTTTCAAGCGCCATGAACTCTTCAAAATCGTTTTCGGTTTTGCCTCCTAAAACCGACAGAACACTCTTTTTCTTTTTTTCACCACGATTTTTAAGGTCTTCTTTTGCGCCCACCATTTGGCCAATAGCGCCCATTGCGTCAGACAAATCGCGCCCATTGGCTACAAATTGCTTGACGACGGCAAACCCGGCGTTAAAAGCGGCAAGTTCAGCTAACAAATTAGTTGCCCCCGTGATACTTATATATTCAATGTATCACAGGGATAACTTTTTAAAAAGTTATATTATCCGCCGCCAGCCAAAGAACCAATGCCTTGCTGTGATTCGGGCCGTTTGAATGGATTACCTAAAGACTGAGGTGGGGTGTATCCTGCTCCCATTTGCGAATAACTAGACGCTGACGTTGACGGACCGCTTGCGCCTCTTATTACCAAATCACCTACATCTGCAACAGGTGTGACTGTTCTAGGAGTATAAGTGGAGGTTGTGCCCGGTATGGTAACACCGCCAAACGGCGTGGCAATCACAGTTCCGGGTGGATTATTTGCAATCCAATCGTCTAATGCAGCTTGTTGTTCCGGTGTCAAATTACCATACACTTCGGGGTCTACGCCTTCTACATAAGTTGAGCCGGGTTCTACATCCCCCATCTCAGCTAATTGCCCATCCGTAAAATAATCACCAGCCGGGGCGGTGTTGATTACATTGCTTGGTACGCCCGCCATAACGTCTGCGGTGGAAATTGGCGCATCCTGATTTACGGTAACGTTGACGTTTTCTGCCGTACCCCCAAAAACGTTCGGGTTTATCTCAATGCCCTCACCGGACAAAAACTGACCCGTTTCGATGCCAGATAAATCTATAACGCTACCATCCGGTAAAGTGATTGAGTCTTCTAACGCAACAGCAACAGGGTTTGTTGTTGGGTTAGATACGGCTTCGGTTACAGTTGTTGGTGCAACGTAATCGTTTACCATTGGGTTATCTATCGTTTCAATGCCAGTAGCTTGCTGAATTTGGGCAAACGTTTCTGGATCAAAACCTTCCCCGCCGTACAAATCAAATTGTCCTGCGGCCTCTCTTATCTCAGCTAGAGAGGGAGTAGTAGAGGCAGGTTCTACAGTCGTAGTCGGTTGTACGGTTGTGGTTGGCTCAACCCTTGGCGTAATAGCAGCCGCGGCTTGATCTAATCCAGCCGTAGAAATCCCGTTCTCTGCCATCATTGCCTTCGCTTCTTCTATTTGCTCTGGCGTGATGTCCAAAATCGGATTACCGATCAAAGCATCAATACCTGTGGTAGCAGGGGCGGGCGCAGGGTCAGTAACTACAGGCGCTGGTGGAGGCGAAACAGGTGTAGGGTCTAGCCTTATTCCCGGCTCTTCCTCAAAAAGTCTTCCTGCCTCTGCCGCAATACGCCCCATTAGCTCTGGCGTCGGTTGCGCAAGTGCGGGAGGTGGGTCCACTCGCATCGGAGGAGGCGGAGGAGCCACAGCCTCTGGCGGAGGAGGCGGAGGAGGCGTCGTTGGAACTGGAATAAACTCCAAACTGTCCGGAGGCGGCTCTACCGGCATTGGAGGCGGCTCTACCGGCATTGGAGGCGGAGGAGCTGGCGTTGGGGGCGGAGGAGGCGGCGGTGCAGGAACCGGCAACGGTGTCGGTTCTGGCTCCGGCAACGGTGTCGGTTCTGGCTCCGGATTAGGTATAGGCCTACGCGGCGGTGCCACTGGTTCTGGTTGAGGAACCGGTGGGGGCGGAGGCGCAGGAACCGGTGGGGGCGGAGGCGCAGGCACAGGTTGAGGTGGCGGCTCTACCGGTATTGGAGGCGGAGGAGGTGCCACTGGCTCTGGTTGAAGAACCGGTGGGGGAACTTTCACAGGAGGCGTCGGTGGCGGAGTTACTAACTCCGGCAGAGCGGCCGGCGCAATTTCAAAATCAGGCTCGAGTTCGTTTATAGGTCGAGGCGGTAACGGTGGTGGCATCACGGGTTCTGGCATTGGACCAGGCGCAACTTCCATAGGTGGTGGAGGCGGAGGTAAAGGTAACTCCGAAGGCATAGGAATGTTTAACTCAGCCGGTAGCTGAATATTAGACAAATCTATTTGTGACAAATCTGGAATTGATGGTAAAGCCGCAGGAGGTGGCGCTACAGGCGTAGGTAAAGGAGCAGGCGCAGGGTTTGCCATACCAATTTGAGCTAACATCTCAGGCGTTAACTGAAACCCTCCAAAATTTAATTTGACCATTACAAAACTCCTTCAAAACGCTGTTTACGCGCTATCGGGCTAAAGCCTTTAATGGCCCCACCTTTGGCTTTCTTAACCACCTTGTTGCGCCTAGTTTTCTTTTTCGACTTACCTGCCGTCGAAAGGGCAATAGCAACCGCTTGACGTTGGGGATAGCCCTCGTCCATCAACTTCTTGACGTTTGCACTAACCGTCTTATCACTACTGCCCTTCTTTAACGGCATGTTAGCAACCCATAAAGTCGGTGCCTTTGATGGCAGCTCCTGCACCGCGCATTTTCATCTTGCGCTGCTTGTCGCCTGCCATAGGCGGCTTTGCTGTTTTACCATAGGGAACTCGCCCTTGGCCTTTAATATCCGCATATTCCACCGCTTTGGGTGATTTGCCGGGAGCGGAGCCCTGATATTTTACTTTACCTTTCATTTTAACCTCCGGGTCTGCTAAATACACTGCTTGTTGGTGTGCTGCTCAACAAATAAGGATTTTCTTCTTCTTGTTGCTGCAACGGATCGCTCATGAGAGAACCCAAGCCTTGAGCAGCCCCCGTCATAGTGGGTGCTTGATAGGCTTGTAACTCAGGCGATACAAAATTTTGATACGCTTGTTGTCCGCCAGCCGGTGGTGGCGGGTTAGACGTGAATGCGCCTGCAATATTACCCATAGATAGATTTTGCGCTGGTGAGGTCACACCGCTTGTGTCAATAGGCGCAATATTAATGTTGCCGGGAACTCCGGGTACTACGGGCGCAGGTTGAAAAGGATCAGGCACAACAGGGTTTGGCTGGACAGGTGTTGTTACAACAGGGTCTGGCATAGGCGTTGTCGGGATAGCGGGAGTGCCACTGCCTGTATAAACGTCTCCAATAGTGTTCGTCGGAGCCTCATAACCCGCGCCAGCTAACGCATCCGCACCCGGCGTAACCGTAACGTTTTGTCGATTCCCAAAAATACCCCAATCAATTTCAGGGGCGTCTTCCCAGAGAGGGGTAGGGGTGACAGGGCCTTCTGTTACAGGTGCGCTAGTAGGCTGTGCAACGTCACCAATAGCCGCTGTAGCATCAGCCGCTGCTTGGTTTAGATCACCTTGCGTGTTGGCTTGATTTTGTGCGCCGTACTGCTTGTTCGGGTCGTACTGCCCATAATTATCTGAACTTAATGCGGTCAAAACACTCATGCGGTCGCTGTTGCCGCCGGGGAATAACATGTTCAACGTATCGGCACTGACCGTATTTTTACTACCAAACTGGTTGTCCAATACCTCAAATAAGTTACGCTGGGTATAAGGCATACCCAAGTAATCCATTAGTCCTGTGACATACTCGACTTGATTAGGCTCGAACGGCGAAAAGTCGTATTGATCGAGTTGGCCGTAGTATCGGTTTATTTCACCAGCTAACTCTTCCGGCATTTGACCAGAACTAATTGCCATCTGCTCCGCTGCCCGAAGCATACTGAGCTGCGTATCACTTAATTGATCGGCCTCGGCAGTTGCAGGCTCTAACCTTTCTGGATTAGGGTCCGCCACCGCAACTTCGCCACCTTCAGCAAAATTACGCGGATAAGCGTAGTTTAAACTTTTCTCCATCATTGTGGGGCACCTCCGTTGTTACGCTGCTTGAGCAGCTCGCGCTCCATCGCAGACTGAATACGCGCCTGTGTCTGACGTTCTTGCGAAGCCAACCGTTGATCGAATTGCTGCGAACGCATCGTTTGGTTCTGAGCCTCCAACTGAACACGTGCTTGGTCGATCTGATTGTCTGCTTGATCGGACTGTGCCTTGAGCTGAATCTCCTGTTCTTTGAGCTGTACCAGCGGATCGGGAGCGCCCTGACCAGAAAGCTGACCAGACAGTTCCTTAACCTGCTGCATACCTTCGGCAACAAACTGTGCCGTAAGCTGTTCGATCTGCAACATCTCGTCGTCGCTCGCAGGCTGACCTGTCTGCTGAACTTGCTGCAAATAAGCAACCGCCGCTTGTTCTCTTGCGGCTTGCTGTACGTGTTCCATCACATGCTTTTGCAACGCCATGGCCACAGGAGGCATCTGACCTACCATGGGTGACGTGCCAAACAACAAGTGAGCCATGATGTGCGCCTGATGGTTCTGACCCTCAAACGCTTTCAATGGCAACATATCCAACGCATTAATGTTCTCCTGCGCTGGATCAAGAGGCTCCGGAATCTCTGCCGGAATCGCCTTCATTAATCTGTCTACATCCGCAACACCCAACGCTTCATACATGTCACGGAACACTTCGTGCATGTTGTGAATTTCTGGTGCTTGGGTCGCGAGCTGTAGTTTAGTCTGCGCAAGCATAATGCGCTGCGCTTGGCTAAAGACATTCGGATTACTAACCGGGATAACATCCACACGGTCATCAAAGTCCTGTGCCATGATCCGTTGATCGCCACCGGGAACCGTGTACGGATACTCCTGTGGCAAGCTCTCAGACATCACACGCGCAAGAATCTTAAACTCCTGACGCATCGCATAGTGCAATCTCTTATGCACTGCGCTCATGACCCGTGAGCCTTGTTCCATCATTGCCATGGTTGTACCCACGGCTGCTTGTTCATTGCCCTCACCAACACGAAGGTCCGTGATCGTCGCAAAACGCTGACCGGCCTGTACTACAAAGCCCAACAAATTAAACAATGTTTGATCGGGGCCCTTAAACGGCAGCGGCATTAGGCTGTCACGAATAGCCCCTCCGGGTGCGTCCACGTCTCTGAACTCTCCGGGCTGCAACGGATCATCGTCATCCCTGATCCGTAGTCCGCGGGCCTTGAAACCCGCCGGGAGGTTGGACAACGTACCAGCGTCGATCAACTGTCGCAGTGCCGCCGTAGCGGTTCGTGACAAACCGCCAATGGTGTGAATCAACCCCAAACCATAGAACCCGAAGCCCGGTAGGAACTTGTAATGGGTGAAATATTGGATTTTCTTCTTAAGGGGATCGTCTTCGCGATAATTACGACGGATAGATAGAATCTGACCGTTATCTTCAGAGATGGTTACAATATACGGAATCCTAATTCCGGTAGGCTCGCCGTCTGAATCAAGGTCTTCGTAACCTTCTAAGTCAAGATCGGCATGTACTTCCAAGATTGTGCAATCATAGTCAATCTGACTAGGTTCAATGCCTTCAATCTTGTCGAGTTCTTCTGTTACCCCGTCCAAATCTTTCTGTGCAGGGATAACTTCAACATCTAAATATAGCCCCGCAATCTGTCGTTTGCGCAGATCATTAAGAGGCATACGCACAACTTGCGTAATGTTAGGGCATGTTTCGAGGTCCGCGGTCTCATAAGGAACAATCAAGTTCTCCGCAGGCACAAACTTGGATACAGCGCGTCCAAGCGTTTCATCGTAGTAAGTTTTCTTAAATGTTGAACCGGCCAGAGGCAAATAAAACAGCATCTGGTCCATATCTGGTGTGTACTCTTCCATCACATTCGTGATGTAGTAGTTCATAAATTGTTTTACGCGTTGCGCTTGAGCAACCTTTTCACGCGTTTCTGAACCCATGACGATAGTGCGTACAGGGCCTGTAGGTGGAAGAAGTTCATTAAACGCTTGAGCTTGGAACTGCGTTGCAGCCTCTGCCAAAAGCGGATGAGTGACGCCCGAAGCCCCTCTAAAAGGCTGCGTCCTTTCCTCATAAGTGAATCCAAGTAGTTCAAGACCGTGGCTATAAGCCTCTTCCCAGTCTTGGCGAGACGCCTTATTTGCATCAAATTCTCCTAATAGCTCAGAAGAAATACGTCCTAGTTCGCGGTCTGGTATTTCTTCCGCAAGGTTCATGTAGAAGTCATTGCTTTTACCGCGCTGATCTTGCGGATCAAAATCAATAACGACTCCGCCATCATCTTCCGGCGTAACCTCAATCGAACCAACGTCTTCAGCATTAATCATTGCCATTACGTCGTTCTGAGAGTCAGGAAGCTCCAGCTCAATTTCTGCTTTCAAATCTTCTTCGTCGAGCTGCGATGGAACATTTCGATCCATCATTCCTGCATTTGGTTTACCGTTTGCCATGACCACTCCTAATGATCTGGTAGGAAGTATCCGTAGCTGTCACGAGGGAAATAAACGTCAGGTCCGCCTTCGGGACTGCTAAAACCTCTCTCGCTACGCTTCCTACCTAATATTACACTTAACTGGGCATATATCGTACTGTCTACCATTTGCGCCAGTTGTGCGGGCGTTGCATTCATACCCGCTTTCCTAAATATATCTACGCCAACTGCGTTGTTCCGTCTATCCATCGCGTTATGTAAGCGATTACCAAAGTGGTATGTCTCACGGAAATCTCCAGCCGCAAGCGCCGTTTCCGGTCCATACTCGCGAGCCATCAACGCTGAACCCAACATGTGGCTTCGTACATCACGAAGCTCTTGCGGTGTCGGCATATCTTCACGACCGGGCGGACGATCCATGCGTGTTGGTCCACTCAAAGGATCAACGTTTGGATCAGGATAGCCGTAGTCGGTTGCTAATGTTTCATAAAAGGTCGGCCCCTCCGGATAAAATACGTCCCGCATTTCTGCGTTAGATTGACCGGAGGAGCTTATCTGATTCGATTGTGCGGAGTTCAAAGGGAGGGGAACTCCAGAAGAGGGAGAAGTGAACAACGAATCAGAAAATACCCTCATTAATCCTTTTTCAGGATACTGAGGTTCGCGGTCCGCGGTTTCTTGTGCGGAAACACGCTCAATAAATTTTGAGCTTTCGGCCTTTGAAGGCACGTCCTCTTCTTCAATAAACTGTTGGGAATAATCATTGTTCTGCGGGGGAATTACTTCTTCTTCAGGCATCACGCCATAGTTAGGACTTCCCATTGCAGTATTACCAAGGTACTCTTGCATAAGCTCAACCGTGGCACCGCCGTCTTGCATATAACGAACGTGACCGCCTGCACCGAGGTTCACTGCCGATTTATACATGCGCAGACCTTCCCATTAAAATTAGTAATACGCTCTCACTTTAACAGAGTTTTCATCATCTTCCCAGTCATCAGTTGGCAACTGCACAAAATTTCCTTGACGATAGCGCATTAACGCTTGCGTCATACTATCGACCAAATCGTCATGCTCGCCATTCGGAAACGCAGCAACCTCCTCTATCATCTCGTCTGCCCAACTTGAATCGGGGGCCCAAACCATTCCAGCCTCAAACAAGGGCGACACACTGTGTACTCTGGATACCTTATCATTACCCCGACTAGGTGTAAAATTAACTACAGGTATCCCCATGTTCCTTAATTCATGTGTCAACGGCATACCGCTCGCCTTGGCTTCAATAATAACAGTGTCAGGCTCCCAGAATTGATAGCTTTCTAATGCAACCTGTTTCAATTCAGGAAAATCCCATCTTCCTTTCTTGCTGTCCAGTAAAATTAAATTCGGACCACTCCCGCCCTCATTGGGATAAAACACACCCCAAGTCGTAATCGCACTATAGTCTGACGTTTCACGCTTACTAAATGCCGTATCGTAACTCTGGATCACATACTCAAGCTGGGGAACCTTCTCCTTCTCCCAACAACGCCACCACTCACGCTTGATAATAGCGTTCTCTTCACCCGTAGGATTTTGCTGATACTGCGCGTTCCACTTAGACGGCGGAATAGAGGCGCGGACCGCGGTCAAATCTTCAATCGACCAAAATTCTGGCCAACACGGAGTCCCATCGTCAAAAATTGCAGGTAATTCAATGACTTCCCACTGATCGGCTAACGGGTCTTTAGCCATAGCCCGCATTAACTGACCGGTCATATCCTTCTCAGACCAGCGAGTTTGAACCAAAACTATACTGCCTCCGGGCTGGAGACGTTGCCGGGGGCCCCCAGTGTACCAATCCCACGCATCATCAAATCCAGAACTCGACATCGCCGTCTGTTCCGAATGAGGATCGTCAATGATTACCAAGTCACCACCACGACCCGCGAGGTTCGATCCAACACCAACGGCGTAGTACATCCCCCCAACAGAAGTGTCCCAACGACCAGAAGCCTTACTATCAGCAGCCAACTTAACATCTGGGAAAATTACCTTATATTCGTCACTGTCAATCAAATTTTTTGTCTTACGGCCAAAGTTCACCGCCAATTCAGTCGTGTGCGTGGCCTGAATGATCTTCATCCGCGGATTACGGCCCATCATCCAAGCAGGAAATAAGAACGATGCAAACTCTGACTTCGTGTGACGCGGAGCCATATTGATAATGACACGCTTCAATTCACCCGTTGCCACGCGCTCTAACTTTTCAGCAATGATTTTGTGATGACGGCCCGCGATAAATTCAGGCCAAACCGTTTTCACGAAAGTTAGAAAATCATTTTGGCACTTCTCGTTCTTTTCGATCTGCGCGAGCCGAAGCTCAAGCTTCAATTTTTTCTCTTCTAGTGCCGTGTTCTTAGCTACATTCATGGGGGCCCCTAGTTAATTTTTCACACGCAGTTTTCAATGTTCCACGTGGAACAATATTCGATGTTTCACGTGAAACATACACCATAATATATGCGATTTTAACCGCAAATATAAGACAGTTAAAGTCCATTCTATTTCACTGCTGAATATTTGCGCGAAACATGGCCCTAGCCGTCGTGACACGCGCCGGGGGCGTGGGCGCTGCTCGTCGGTTTTCGGCTCGCGTTCCCCGGTTCTTGACCCGATATCCGGGGGACCCTGGGCAATTTCCACCGGCTGGGATCACGGCCCGCGGCCATCGGTGCGCGGTGCGTTTGTTTTAACTTCCAGCCAGCGGCCCGGCGTCCACGATCCGGCGGCACCGGGCGGCGGATAACTGGCACCGGCTGGGGTTCGGGAACCGGGCACCGGGGGCCGGGGATAACGGCCACCGGCCAGCCGCCCGCGGCCCGGTAAGTTTGGGGCTGGGCCCGCGGGGCAGGGCCCGGCTTGTTTAACTGCGAAACACGGCGCAAAAAAAAGCCCGCACGTGGCGGGCTTTGATCGTGGCCGGGCTGGTTTTAATCGAGCCGGGCTATTTTGGTCTGGCGCGTCTCCCGGTCGCGAATTGCGGTTATCCCGTACCGGTAAACGAAACACTCGAAACCCTCAAAGGTAAACCGGGCCAACGGTGGCAAGTCGGGGTCTTCGTCGTGGCTGGATTGATACACGCCCGCGTCGGTTATCGTCCCGCCGAACGGATAACGAAAGCCGCCGAACTGGTAGGCTTCGTCGATTGCATCGGCCACCGCGTCGAGCGTTACCGGGTCGGCTTTCGCTTCAAGGCATCCAGCCAAGAAAAGGTCGGGAATAATCCCGCAAGCTTCGATAATGTCCGCCGGGCGAGCGCCGCCAATGTCAGCGTCGCGGGTTGGGTTTAAAACGCGATCCAATAAAAGATCGCTGGGTCTGATGTTTAAAGTTTGCATAGTTTCGGTTCTCCGTAATTGCCGGGCGGCTTGCCCGGTGTCTGCGATTATATGCGATAACTTTTAAAAAAGTAAACCCACAAAAAAAACCCCGCACGGTGGCGGGGTTTATGGTTCGGCAGCGGGGCCAGTTATGAGTGGGTATATCCGTCGGGTTCAATCCCCAGCCACATCCCGCACCATTGGACCAAAACGCAGTCCGGCCCGGGTTGCACGGTGGCGCGGAATTGTCGGTAGGTCATCCGCTGCCCGTCGCGTTTCCAAACGCGGGCCAGTGCGGCCCGCTGGTTTTTATTTAGAAACACCATCACGCGGCCACCTTATCAAGCAGCGCCCCGGCTTTGCGTTCGATCTCAATCCGGGCGTCTTGATGGGGAATGTCCCGGGCGATTGCGGTTATCGCTTGCGCGGCATCCCATACAGATTCAACCGGGCGGCCCTCTTCCTCAATGTGGCGGGCCGCTGCGGCTTTGGCCATGCGTCCAGATAGCCCGGCGCGTTTGGTCAAAAAGTCTAGGCGGCTTTCATCATCCCGGGCAATGGTGGCGGCTTTCGCGGCTTGGACGCCCTCAATAAATGTAGAGGTCGCACCATGCGCGAAGCTTTCCAAAGCCGGGCGGGCTTCCATTGCGAAACGATCCGGCGCGAATTTAGTGTGCCGAATTTTGATCTCTTGGAAATTCTCGACGCCCCAAAGGTTGCGGTTCATGCAAACGCCGCGGAGATACATTGCAGCGATCCCGGCGGTTTTGCTCCCGGTTTCACTGTTCCAAGCGTAAAAGCCGCGGAACATTAGATCGGGCTCCCCATTGGCAAGCTTGCCGACTTCGATGGGGTTGCGGTCGTCGACCAAGAAAACGAAAACATCGCGGTCGGATGCAAACAGCGTCGTCGTTTCCATGCTCACTGGGATTTCGGGATCATATACGGCCAGCCCGTTAGATTGCCCGACCATCATGCCGGGCACTTTCCAGCGTCCGCCCGATGCGTCGACCAATTGTTTAATTGGTTCCAAGATTTCCCAATCAAAAATGCGGCCATAGTCCGGACCAGTTGCGGCTCGCAGTTCTCCGCCATCGGTTTGGCTTCCGTAAACTTTCACCAGTTCCTTGCCCCGGTTATAGCGCAAACCCCATTGGATACAGTCCGCCGCCAATGGTGCGGGCAAGTCGCGAAGGTAGCCCGACGGTGCCCCGGCCAATTGCGAAAGCTGGCCAAAACTCCAATTGGTCGGCGTGTTCACGTGTTCCCGGTAATTATCGTCGGCATACTCAATGCGCAAGTCTCCCCGGCTGGGGTTGTCTTGATCCAATTCGCCAATGATTTGGATTTTGTGAGTGTCAACGGTGCGGCTTGTCATCCGCTGCGCGTCCACTTTCTTAAATGCCAGCATATCGTCCAGCGTCAAAAACTTTTGATCGTCCGGGCGGCTGAACCATTGCGATGAAACAGTGCTGTTTCCAATGCCATGCGCAAAAGCGTTTGTTTGATAAGTCATGATTTTTCTCCGTAGTTAAAAGTTAAGGGCAGACCATTGCCCGGCCTGCCCCCATAATATCGCAGAATTTCCCATATGTTGCAAGCTTATTTTTTCAAAAGTTATTCGGCCCCAATATCCCCGGCAACATGGTGCCGGATGATTGAGCCCGGCGGGAGACCTTGCGCAAACCGGCGGACCTTTTCCGCGTCGGTCTCGCATTGCTGGCCGTTCGCAGTATCGTCCCACCATATCCGGCAATTGCCCGCGTCGGCATAGCATCCGCCACGCGTCTCCGGGTCCGCGGCTTTTTTCTTGCTAGGACCATGCGCAGAAAATCCAATGATGTAATCCCGATCCAGCCGGGCGCATAACGGTTCGCCGTTGCCACAATCGGCGCAGCTAAACCCGGCGCGATATTCTGCCGGGCAGCGAACCACCCGGACCGAATCGGATTGAACAAAATTGCCCCGGCTGTCGGTGCGGCCAAACAATGGGGCCCGCATGGTTTTGGATTCGCCCCAATCTTTTTCGCTAACCACCACCACGGTCGGCACCGCCCGCGACGCTGCCGCGGCTTTGGTTAAGCTTTCGGTGCTGTAGTTGATAACGGTTTTCCCGTCGGCCAATCGGTCGGCCCATTGGTGCCATTCAAAATGCGAGTAAGTAAAAGAGACGCCCCGGCGTGGCACCGCGTCCAAAAGCGCGTCCAGATATTCCGCGTCGATTTTTTGCGAACCTTTGCCGCTGCAATTCATTTTGCACGATGCCGGGCAAGTCGCGTATTTTTCTCCGCTCCCGGCGCGATAGGTTACAGCGATGCCGCGGGTTTTCGTTGCGCGGCTGTATTCAACAGTCTTTAACATGGTTTGCCCTCCGTAGTGATATAAGACTTATCGCATATCATAAGGCATAAAAAAGCCCGCAGTCAAGCGGGCTTTGTTTTACCGGCGTCGCCGGGCTTTTATGGGCGGCCTTTTTATCGGTCGGGCTCGCCTTTGTTTCCGTTCAAAATTTTCAATTGCTTCCGATCCGTAAAAAATACGGGCCCAAAGCTTTGCCAATAACGCCATAATTTTCCTCCGTAGTTAAAGTGCCTATGGGATTATATGCGAGTCTATCGGACAGATCAAGCCCAAGATTTGACCCCAATCGAAATTTCCCTCCGCACTGTACAAGGGCTCGGTCTTTAGCCCGTCCATTTTCAAATCAACTGCGGCTGCGCCCGGAAACACGAAAATTTTCTGGTCACTATTTTTTGTTTTTTGTTTTCGGACTAGCACCCAAACACTCGCATGGCCATGCGTTGTCAACCACGCAACTTGGTGCGGTCGTAAGTCAACGGCATTTCCCGCCGTCGCTTTTAGCTCTACAAAATGGAAGTTCCCTTGCTCATCGCAAATCAAAACATCCGGTACGCCGGGCATCGCCCAAGTTTCTAGCCTAGTGTACTTTAGATTCCTGTCGCTCTTCTCCATCCCCGTCTTCATCGTGCGCCAAAAGTCGGCTTCGCGCTTTGTCGCGGTTCTGGGAATTGCTCTCTCCTTCGGGAGTAACGTCGATAGTGATCGGGGCATAGGTTTGCTTTATCTCCTGCAACGCCTTCAGCACTTCTTCTTTGCTCATCGAATCAATGCTGCCATGGCGTATTTCGCTTTTACTCACATAAATATCGCCCTGCGCTTGCCCCCGCCGGTATTCTGCCTGCACGGCTGCCGAATAGGCACCGTTTTGCAAAGCCATATCTCTAATGACTTGCAAGTCTCTCAGGTGTCTTTGGTAGTTTACCCCAAACTTTTCATCCAGCTCCGCACGATAAGCTTGAATCGCTGCAACAACATGCGGGCTTATGTGAGGGTTGGTTAGTTCATACGCTCTCGTATGTGCAGAGGAGGCAGGATAGCCCGCGTTGATCGCAGCTTCCCGCATAGTTATTTGGCCATCTTTTGAAACCAGCTCTTTCACAAACAATTCCTGCCTGCGAGTCAGTGGCTGCGCTTTCGTTGCCTTTGGTCGTCCAACTTTCTTTTTTGGCTGGACTGCAACCATTTTCGAGGTTGATTTGGTGGCCATACTATTTCCCCAGTTATTACAAGATAGTTTGCCATAAAATAGCGCCTTTATATATATGTATCCAGAAAAATATTTTTTCAAAAAACGTCGCCAGCCCCCCTTAAGGACCGAACGCCCTCTATTGGTTACACAAACATTGGTTACGTTACATTTGGTTAATTACCTTATGTAACTCTGTAAGTGTATATAATACAAAGGATTTTAGGCCAAGGTTACGCGGTTACACCGGTTACGGCTATTTTTATGAAAAATAATTATTTTAATTTTGGCTCTATATAAATAGATAGTTTGTTCATTGCGTTGCCCCAAGGGCCGTGATCCGCGATAATCGTGCTTCGGTCCGGCCTGCGTCACTCCTAAAGCGCCGACACTCTGTTGGTGAACCCCAATACGCAGGTCGGGCCACCCCATCCAAAAGAAAAGGGCCCCGAAGGGCCCTTGGTTTAGTCCTCTACTTTGCTGCATCGCTCGATGTCTTTGATATGGTCTGTCATCCATTCCAAGCAATCGTCGTGGTCTTCGTTGAAGTCACCTTTGGCCACTGGTTTGATGGACCGGTCGGTGACGGTGAAGATACCGATTGGCGTGGGCGGTGTTTCGCGGTGCCATTGGTATCCTCCGTAGTCCGAGACCTTGAGTTCTTCGTTTTTGCCGTAGATGACGTAGATCGCGTTTTTCTTTCCACCCGCATCGCGGTGAGCGTTACGGATTGCGGTGACTGGATCGGTTGCTTTGGCCCAAGAGCCGTAGAAACCGGAAGTGACTGCGAGGAAAGTAAAGCCGTTAGGCAAGACATGGTTTGATGTTTCACTCATGGTGAACCTCCGTAGTAGGTTAAATTGTTAAAGAGCGTGGGGCTTGCCCGCCCCAATCAAGTGGACCTCCCACTTGATAAAACCATTATCGCATACTATCGCATAGATGTCAAGACCTAATTTTTAAAAAAATTAAGTCGGTTCGAGGAAGAGAAGGGGTTAACCGGCTTTAAAGCCGGTCTTCGTATTCAGAGACGGGAGGAACTGCGCCCTCGTCTTCTACTTCAGTGCAGACAATTGCGATGACGTAAGACGGGTTGATCTGGACAAGCTTTCCGTTGTCCAGTTTCAGTTCGATCATGTCTTTGCCCCACTTCCAAGACGTGACGCTGTAGTTAAGCTGCGTCCCGACTGACGGGTGCATATCAATAGTTAGAATTTTCATCACGTTGCTCCTCTGCGATGTAAACACGCTTCATTGGCTTGGTTTTGAAGAAACCTTTGTATTGTGGGTTTTCGTGCATGAATAATCGTGCGTAGAGCGCGATGTAGTCATTACTGATTTTGTAATCGTCTCCGGTGGTAACGATCATGGTTTCCCACCGGATGCGATTAACGATGAGCCAAGCTGACAAACGCTTGTGTCCGCGTTCGATAGCTTGGTAGGTGAACCGTTGAAACAGTGCATAAAACTCTGGATTTTGCTTATGCCATGTCCACCATTTGGTTTTCAAATCATCAGCCATGAAACACGGCCCACAGGAAGCCAGCTAAGATGCCTCCAATGGCGGCTTGGATGATGTATTTTTTGGTATTTGACGGCGGTTCAGCGTTCTCGAAATCGTAAATGTCGAAAACGTCCGCACGTCGAGCTGCATCTTCTGGCGTCAATTGTTCATCTTTAAAGAAAGCGTGGATCGTGGGCTGAAAGTCTTTGGACAGCTCGTCGCTGGTAATTGGAGCTTTATCCAATTTAGCGCACAAGTCTTTAATGTCCTTGACGGGTTGATTGATCCAGCGTGGGTCTTTGCCCTTTAACAGCCATCCCATGACTTCCGCACGTTCCCATCGGTTGACGTTCTTTGGGCCGCGAGTCGCGGTCGTTGGAACCTTGCAGGGTTTCGGGAAGTCTCCCAGTTTTACGCGACGATAGATCGTAGGGACTGACACCCGTGCCAGCTCTGCTACTTCGTCAATAGTGAGTTTTTCTTTCATATCATTTCTCCGTGATTAACCACGTGATAGATGATATGCGATAATGTGGGTTTTTGTCAACTAATGAACTGTATCGCCTGCGTCCATGTAGTAAACACTTGTCGAATCAGCGGTGCAGGCTGCGTTCTGAATGCAGGATGAGAGGAGCCCCATTGCAGATGTGGTGTCTGGAGAGACAGTGATAAGGTGATGGATAATCTGCGTTAGGGCTCCCCCCAAAGCTGGTCCTTTGTCGAGGCCCATTTCATCAAACTGCATCAACAAATCTGCCGTGCAGTCGGCTGCCTCCGCAAAGTCTGCGCGGGCTTGTTCCTCAACCAAGGAGTATTCTTTGCCACGCTTTTTCAAGCTCATTAACTTTCTGCTTTTTTATATCTGGTTTCAGCGTAGCATCTTTCTCGATCAACGTCATTTGTTCATTGACCGCTTTGTTGACTTGGGATACCGCCCAAGACCAGTCGATGTCGCTTAATCGTTTTTCGGCTTCCATGTATCTACCTCCGCATAGTATTTGCCGTTACGGCCTTCGCTGACTTGCAGGTTCAGCCAATCGCCTTCTTGGTTCGTGAGCCACGCAATGAGTTCCTCGCGCTTTACGCTGAGTTTGCATTTCACCCAATCAGGTGCTTTTTCGTCTGGTTTTTTGGCAATCAAGCCATCGACAAAGATTTTTTCTGACATTTCAGTCCTCCAAAAAAGAATGCCCCTAGACGGGGGCAACCGAACTAGGGGCAGGGTCAACTACGGAGAACATGCTGCCATGTTCGATTGTGATTATACGCACAATTATATGGGATAAGCAACACTTAATCGCATACATCACATGTTGAACCGGGATATTCTGCTGTACTTAACTCATCGCGCACTTCTAGTTTGCAGGTGTTGCATTTACGGATGAGCATTTCTCTGTTGGCGCGGACGATCATAGGGGTATCGCACTTCGGACAGTGATTCTTCATCAGCCGGTTGTGAATCTCACCGTGTTCCTGTTCCCATTCGGTCATCATCATCCTCCAACAGTTGCGAGGTTGTTGCTTCCTTGTACCATTCAAAAACGACGCGCAGTTGACCACCGATGGTCCTGCCTTCGTTTTTAGCTAAATCTTTTATTTCCTCATACACTTCACGTGGCACAAGGACGCTTTTCCAGCGGCTAGTATCCATTACATTGCTCCCAGTTTATATACCGGCATCTACGATAATATAGGAACATATACTAGAATGCAAGAAAAACCCCACTATTTTGCCTCTCCCCACGACGGTCCGATCTCTATGTCGCACTTGGATGGAACCTCCAACGGCACGGCAGTTTCCATGATTGTGGCAATCTCAGCCGCTTGGTCTTTGCTCTTGACCGACATTGCAATCTCATCATGGATTTGCACCATTGGCAGATGTCCTGCTTGGTAAAGATTAACCATGGCTTGCTTGGTCATGTCCGCAGCAGACGCTTGGATCAAACGATTGAGCGCCTTATAGGTGTAGGCTCGTTTTAGACGGGTCGTGGGCCCATAGGCGTCCACCGCGTCTTTGTAGGGCAGCGCCTTGTTCATCTCAAACGTATCCGGCTCCCACAGGTCGAAACGACACTTACGGCCTTTGATGGAGCGTAGCGAGCCGCCAGACGTTTTCTCGTTCAGTCTGTTCATCACGCCGTTCATCAAACCTTTAACGAACGGAACGCGGTTATGGTATTGCTTGATGATGCCCCGCGCTTCGTCAACCGATATGTCTAACTGTTCAGAAAGCTTATTCACTCCCATGCCATACATCATGCCAAGGTTAATCGTTTTGGCTTGCTTACGTGGGATGTTCGCCATCTCTGCCACAAGGGTATGGAAGTCGGTATCTGGATTGTTGTTGTATGCCTCAACAAAGTCAGCCGCGCCCTCCAGTTCGATTCCTCGCGTTTTGCCATATACATGGGCATAATGGACCAAGATGCGTGGTTCTTGTTGCGAGAAGTCAATAGCCGCCCATTGTTCTCCTTCTTCTGGGAGAAAGAGAGACCGGATCATTGGACCCATCACAGGGTCGCGGGCCGGGATTTGTTGTAAATTGGGGTTCGACATTGAGATTCTGCCGCTGACTGTTCCCCCGTCGTCAGAACGGATTTGATTAATATGAGCATGTATTCGGCCATCAGCGTGACAGTGCTTCATGATGGTATTGATGAAAGTTCCGGATGTCTTATTCAGATTCCGCGCCTCGACGATGAGCTGCGCGAGCGGGTGTGGATGCTCTTGGAGGAAGAGCTTGGTGAAGCTAGGTGCGCCTTTTTCGGTCTTTGGGTATGCGATGTTGAGTTTATCGAAAGCCTTCGCAAGGGACTGAGCAGCCCAGATTTCAACCTGTCCGCCCGCGACATTCTTAATCTTCTTCAGCACTTCCGTTTCTCGTTTGAGCAGACTATCCCGCGTTCGCTCCACCCGGTCGAGATCGACGCGGACGCCGCGCCAAGTCATGTCAACGAGACATGGCAGCAAATCCAGCTCAAGGTTCGCGATCTGCCACAAATCTTCTTTGCTAAGTTGAATGGAGAAGAAGTTCCAGAGTTCGAGAGTCAGTTCAGCGTCGGTTTCAGCGTATGGTCCGACGTACATAGCTGGCATTTTCCACATTTCAGCTTTTGGGTCGATGCCGAACTCCCGCGCTGCCTCGATGAGCCCTTTTTCTGATTTAACTTTTCCCAAGTAATCGTAGGCCAAGGCATTCAAGCTGTAGCTTAATCTGTTTTCATCAAGCAATGACGCAATCAACATCGTGTCGATGATGCGTCCGTTGACCGTGAACCCCATGCGTTTTATCCAACCCAAGTCATATTGGGCGTTGTGCATGATCTTATCGGCGGGGCATTCAAAGACTTTATTCAGCCACTTGTTGGCTTGCTTTTCATCTATGTTGCCACCGCCAAGGTGGCGGACTGGGATATACCCAGACCAGCCATCAACGGCAATTGCATAACCAACCACCTCACCATCGCCAGTTGGCCAGCCGGGACCATTCTGTTTTAGGTTGGGGTCTTTTGTTTCTACGTCAATTGCAATCTTTGTTGCAGACGTAAGGTCTGGTAATTCCAGCGGAGGCACCCACTCACTCATCGGTGCAAACATCGCCATTTGTAGTCCCGCCATTACTCTCTCCACCTAACGCGCCATATCCGCAGATGTCTAGCCATGAGTCTTCATGGTCGGGCGTTACTATTAATCTTGATAGCTTAACAGCAATCATGCACTGATAAACCTGCTCGACGGTCACGTCTTTGTCTAATATGACTGACCACAATTGGGCGATGCGCCAATGGTTTTGATACGCATCACCGTAATCTTTTGCGCGGTCGCCGTTAATCAACTGCTCCGCTTGCTTGAGTATCTCTTCGCGCCGCATCATTCATCCTTCACAAACTCTTTGCGTTTCTTATCAAACGTGAATTTAACGCTGGGGATGTCGTCGTCTGGAACACTGGGGTCGTTCCATAACTTCTCAGCACGTTTTTGCTCGAAATCAATGATCCCGTTTTCTTTTAACGTAGCACGACGTTGCTTCTCGTACTCTTGCCATTCGGTCCAACTCATACCTTTCATAGGTCATAACTCCTTGTTACATCTTCTGCATCTACGATATATAGATTCTGTTTTGCACGAGTGACACCAACGTAAAACACGCGGTGCATGTCGTCTGGGTTAATTTGCATTTCATTGTCGGCTGCTGGGCTCAGGTCCGTGAACAGCACGACGTTTTCCGCTTCCCCACCTTTTGATCCGTGGATCGTGGACGCTGTAATGCGGGGGATGCCATTGAACTTCTCGCCGCGCCGCAACAGCGCAGTGACATAGGCCCGGTCGGTTTCCGGTAGCTTGTCCATGGCTTCGGACCAGATCATGTCCTTGGTTGCCAGCAAGCCGTGTTGAGAAACTAAATTTTCAAAAGTTATCAGGTCCGTGTCGTCTACGCCGGGTAGCTTTTTATAGCCTCTGGTAACGCGGTCCTTGATTGACATGTAGCTGTAGATAATCCGCGCTACCTTCCCAGACACTTCTTTGTCCTTGCGTAGCTGCTCCCATCCGTTGACGGCCTCGCTTACTTTCTCACTAATGGACCGTTTGCCGCGGTACGTGAACAGGTATCCACCGGAGCGCAGGTCGTAATACACGGGCTGTAGTTGATAGGCTGCCTGCGACAAAATCAGCCAAGACCCCTGCGCCATGTCCAAAGAGTTAATAGTGTTAATACGCGTCACATTACCTCGCTCAGAGCGGGGTTCGTATTTTTTCGGAAACCGTCTCGTAATGCGACGCACCACTTTCTCTGCCACTTCATGCACTGCAAGAGGTATGCGGTAAGACTGAGACAAAGTTTCGGACCCGCCTTCCAAGTTAATAAAATGGTCTACGTCAGCGCCAGCCCACCGATAGATAGCTTGGTCATCATCTCCCGCGCAGTACATCCGCTTTGAATGGCTGTCCAAGATATGGGCTATGTCCCATTGTAGTGGGCTCAAGTCTTGCGCTTCGTCTAAAAAGCAAAGGTCAAAGTCTGGGCAGAACTTATCTGCGCCTTTGGCAAAGTGTTCAAGCATGTCTGTGAAGTCATAGAGACCCATGCTTTCTTTGTAGTCACGCAGGCATTTGTCTACATAGTTGACGATGTTCCAATCTTCTTCAATGTGACTTTGGTTGTACTGCTCCCGCAGATCAACCTTGCGTAGTCGCGCCAAGTTAATCAAGCCAAGCACTGGGTCGCTGCTGTTCACCATACTAGGGATGTCATCGTCGATGGACGTGTTGCGCCCACCTAGCGTGATACCAATATGGTTACTCAGTTCCTTGTAGTTCTCATCCTGCATCACCTGTTCCGGACGGATGTCGGTCATGGTGAGCGCCAGCGAATGAAGTGTTCTGAAGAAAATTAAATCTTTCTTCGGGTCCAAGTTGAACCGTGCGGCTGCCCGTTCTTTGGCTTCGTTTGCTGCTTTGCGAGTAAAGGCAAGGAATGCAATCCGCTCCGGGTGTATCCCATCTTCTAGCGCCTTATCTACCATGTTGAGCAGGGTAGTGGTTTTGCCAGTTCCGGGCGGTCCAAATATCCTAAACATTCTTCTTCTCTTTCTCCCGCCTATATATTTGCTGGACACGCTGTTTTGATATGTTGAAGAACTCAGCTACCGCCGTCATGGTCATTTTATCTTGGTCGATCATGCGGACAATTTCGCGGTTCCTCATTTTGATTACTGCACTGGTGGGCATCAGAACGGGGCCTCCTGTTGTGATCCGAACGACGGTGGATCAATTTCAAAATCTACACTGTCAAATGCTGGGATTTGCCAGACACGCACCGCCCTGCCCTTGATCTTTAGCACCACACTCTCACCGTTTATGTCGCGTAAACGCTGGGCAATCTTGTGGCTCTTGTATTCAAAAAACTTATTCTTGCGGAGAAAAGCCTCGAAGTCCTTAAGTCTGAAAAACGTAATGTTCTTCTCATCATCAGTCCACGGTCTGCGTAATAAGATTTCCTCCTTGTCTTGCGCCTGCTGTAGGTGACGGCAGAACTCTTCGAGATAATCGTAGAACTGACCGCTGATGCTGGCGTCTTGTGCCACCTCAATGATGGCGCTTTCGTTGTCTCGCATCTCTGTTAACAACGTGCTGATCCTGCTTTCCCACTGGGCCTTGGCGACGGAGCGCGGCATGAAGTTAAGCTGCTCCATGCAAGCCTTCTGGAAAGTGCCTTGGTTCATCAAGGCGTCGGTATCTAACTCTAATGGCTCACCGTTAACGTCCATGAACCAGACCGGTGGGGTTGAGTTGTATTTGCGTAGGTTCGCAATGGTCGCCCCTGCTACGGCTGCGCCGATACCAAACTTCTTGGTAAGACAAAGCTGTTTGTTGCAGTGCGAATTGATTGGAGCGTCGTTACATTTGTAGGCGTAGTCTTTGCGCTGCACCTGCTTGGCAACTATGTTGACCTCCGACAATGGCAATGGCGGAGATAGGTACTCCATGTTGAACTTGAGTATTTCAGATTCCCAACTATCGGGGTACGCTTTCCGAAGATATACCCCCAAGTTGAATAGACCATTATTTCTGCCTCCTTCACTGATACCAGAACTGCAAAGTATCTGTAGGCATGGCGGACCATCCGGCAGTAGGTCGGTCGGACCGCTTCCTGCTACTTGTAACTTAATGATTTCTTCGGGGGTTTGAACATGTTTATCGTACAGTTCAAAAAATTCTACGAGGGTTGCTGATGTACCGTCGTCAAGGAAAGCGTAACGCAAGCCGTTTTCGTGGTCGTAGTACGGCAAATTCAGAAAGTTACCTACATCGCCTCTGTCCAATTGCAGCTTAATCTGCTTGGGGAATATCTCACTCTCGCCATACCCAAGGGCCGCGGACATGTGTTGCAGAGCCTTCTGCATATCCTTCGCATCCGTCCATCCGGACGCGAACAAGAAACAGTGTGCGCCGCCCGATTTGGAGCGGCAGACTACCAGAGGTAGTTTCATGCGGCGGATTTTATCCACCAGCAATTTGTGATCTAAGGGGTATTGGTCTATGTCAATGCAACCCCATACGCATTGATTGTCTTCATTAATCGGGATAATTCCAAGGCCATTACCTTTGCCCGATAGGTGGTTCTCCCAAAGCTTCGTGGTCCGTGGTTCGCGTGTTACGCCAGCCTTTCCCTGTGCTTTGCCGTTTGCGCCAGTCTTCTCGATTTTAAAGTAGCCATACGCTTCTTTAAGACCGTTAAAGATTGACGAAAATTTTTCAACTGCTGACATCGTTGCCCCCATACGGAAAAAACGGCAGGGCCGAAGCCCCGCCGTGATGAATAATTAGAAAACGGAGGAACCGCCCTCTTCATCATCCGTATGTTTCACAACAACCTCGCCTGCTGAGATACTATCAGCGAAGCCCTTTGCTCGTGTGTAAAGAGCTGCGTCGTCGATGGGGCCTTCACAAGACATTTCCCACCCGTGCCAAGAACCTTTGGAGTTTTCCTCCGCAATGGTCTTGAGGTGGTAGACATGTGAAAAGCGTGGCGGAGTAAACGGTCCGTTCTTGCCCATCATGCTGCGAGACGCCATCATGCTATTCCACTTACGCGACTTCTTGAGCTGCGTAGATTTCATGGCAATCAGAGCGGTCTCATGAGACCCATCCTCGTTGATTAGGATGACGAAATGCTGGTGCGTCTCTTCGATGTACTCGCCATTACCTCCAACAACATAATCTTTGTTGTCGTCGGCAGAGCGTTGCGTCTCAGGACGGCCTTCACCCGGTTCGTAAATTGCCACAGGCGCACCGGTTCCGCTGCCACGCGGAGCCCATTGGATGAACCTACGCTGGTAAGCACACGGCACAACACGAATGCCATCTTTACCTTTGTAAGCCCTCCCGGTTACGGTGTTGTAAATATCGCCCTTACGAGCCGTTTCGTTTTCGTCAAGGACAGGATCGTTTCCTGACAGAACCTTTAAGAAGGGAAGCGCGAGGTCTTCCTGTCCCAAGTTCTCCATTCCACGTCCGGCGTCCTGCTCGAACATCGTTGGATCGAATGCTACGATCTCTTTATCGCCAGCTTTGGCTACTTGCTTATTACTCATTTCTTACCTCTCTTGATAACTGCGCGTTGACCAACCCATGCTCCGAAAAGCTCCATAGGAAACTCCTCCCCGTTTTCTACACGCTCTTTGACAAAAGCCCGTAGTGTCTGCGGGTGTATTTCTGTTTTTTGCTCTGGAACATACCCCTGCTTCTGCGCAAAAGCAGCAAAGGCGCTTGCTAGATCGTCTTCTCCACGACCAAACTGGCAGGCGACAGTATTCTTGATAATGTCGTCGTACCCATGGTCGCGTAGCCATTCATAGGCTTGTGGACGATTGTCTACGAGGATTGAGGCACCATACGTTTGCTTAATATCAACGGTAGAACCGTCGTCTAAGGCAAACGATGACAACCCAATTTCTGCCAGCATTGCGGGCATCTCTTCATCCGTTAACTTTATAAGCGCCTTCTTCTCCTCCTTGAGTTCAGCCTCAAGAGATTCGATCCGCACTTCTTTGTCTCGGATTGTTCGGGCCAACGCAGCCACCGAAGTTAGGCCTTGCTGGTCGATTTTGTCGATGGACGTTGCGAGATTTTGTTCAAAATCCTGCTCCATCAAGTCGGTTAGGTCACTCATCGTGTTTCTCCTGTCGTGGTTAAAGGCACCTTTTGGGCCTTGACAATTACAGATAATATCTTATACCATAATCTTGTCAAGCGGTTTTTAAAAAAAGAGGAACACGGTGGACTACGAATACAAAACACAGCCTTACGATCACCAAAGACGCGCCTTTGAAGGCTCGTGGTCCGCGGAGTTTTTTGCGCTCTTCATGGAGATGGGCACAGGTAAGACCAAGGTAGCTATCGACACCATGGCTGCGCTGTATGAAGCGGGCAAGATAAAAGCCGCGCTCGTTGTTGCACCGAAAGGTGTGTATGACAACTGGGTAAAAGGCGAAATACCGATTCACCTTCCGGACAGAATACCACGCCAAGTGATCCGCTGGACCCCTTCTAAGACGCAAAAATTTGAAAACGAGCTGAAAGATTTCATCGTAGACCGCACCCCCATGCTGAAGATATTTGTCATCAACGTGGAAGCGTTTTCGACACCACGTGGTGCAGAGGCCGCAGAAGCGTTTTGTTATCAAAATGCAGAAAACATTGTGATAATTGACGAATCGACTACAATAAAAAATAGGAAAGCTGCGAGAACCAAGAACATCATTGCTCTTCAGCGCAGGGCTAAATATCGCCGGATATTGACCGGATCACCTATAACAAAGAGCCCTATGGACCTGTTTAGTCAATGCGGTTTTCTTGCGGAAAAGGCGTTAGGTTTTAATAGTTACTTTGCATTTCAGGCACGATACGCCAACGTCCAGAAACGCACGATGGGACATCGCAGCTTCCAGCAGATTACAGGCTACCGCCGGTTGGACGAACTTTCTGAAAAGTTAGATAGGTTCAGCAGCCGGGTACTGAAGGAAGAGTGCCTTGATCTGCCTGTCAAAGTTTACGTGCGCCGCGAGATAGAACTCACCCCAGAACAAGAACGCTTGTACAAGCAGATGAAAAAGCTTGCGCTGGCAAAATTAGAATCTGGGGAGTTAGCGACGACGGCCAGTGTATTGACGCAGATCATGCGTCTTCAACAAATTTGCTGCGGGCATTTGCAGCCAGACGATGGTGAAATACAGCTCATCAAAAACAACAGGCTCAACGAGCTGTTGGATTTGTCTGAAGAGTTACAGGGAAAGGCTATTATTTGGGCGACGTATACACACGACATCCAACAAATAGCTTATGCCCTGCGCGACCGTTTCGGGCCCGATTCGGTCGCAACCTATTATGGTGCTACACCCCAAGATGAGCGTCAGGAGATCGTTAATCGGTTTCAAGACCGTAACGATCCCCTGCGCTTCTTCATCGGGCAGCCTAAAACAGGCGGGTACGGCATCACTTTAACAGCCGCAAACACGGTAATTTACTACAGCAACAGTTACGACTTAGAAATCCGGCTGCAATCAGAGGACAGGGCGCACCGAATTGGTCAGACCAACAAGGTTACATATATTGACTTGGTGTCTCCTAACACGATTGACGAGCGGATATTAGAGGCCCTGCGTAACAAAATTGACATTGCAGGCAAAGTGCTGGGCGAAGACGCTAAAGACTGGCTTACCTAGCCCAGAGCCAAATAGATCATTAAATTCCTATTTTTTGATTATTCCAAAGCTCGAAAAGGGTCTCTATTTTCTCTTCTTGGGTTTCGGTCTGGCTTCTTAGCCGCCCAAGTTCTATTTCCATGACCCGCATTTCGCGTTTCAGTTCTTGGATTTCTTGCACTTTTTCTTCTAACGCCATAATTTTGGCGTTTTGAATTAGATCGTCTGGTAAAGCGCCTCTTAAGCCTAAAGGCCACTCGCGAACAAATGAGGCGTTGTCCTTTATGGTTCTGTCGCTCATTTCGAGGCCATGCTCGACAGTGGTTATTCTGGAGTTTAAGGTAACGTAAGCCGTGGTCGCCATAACAAGTCCTGCGGCCAAAGCTACGAGATTTCTTAGCGGTATCTCGACCCGTGTGTCATCACTGATCTCTGCCATTTTTCATAATCAATACGTTGTTGCCTGCGGTATAGCTGGGCCTCCTACAATCCCCCGATCCATTGGCGTTTGTTGTTCAAATTGGGCCTGTGGCTGCGGCATATATTGCTGCATCATAGGTCCGCCCCCAAAGCCGTAGCTTTGTTCTGCGCCGAAATGAGCGCGTTCTGCTTGGTCAACCAAGTCTAAGAAATGATCTACCTTTTGCTGCTGCTGTTGCATTTCTGGTTGCGCGTAGGTTTGCATTAGATAGTTCTGATATACCCTGAGTGGCGACGATTGCATCATGCCAAACTGCTGGTGGATTTGCTCGAACAAGCCTCCTACCCCTTGTTGAGGTTGAGGGCCCGCGAGCATCGGCATGGGGTCCGATTTGATCGGCTCCCTGCGCACCGGCATTGTCCCATACATTACTTTTTCGTTTAAATCATTAGACATCGGGTCCGCATACGGCGAAGTAATAGAACCACCTTCCTGCATATACTGTATGTAAGGCACTACGCCGCCCTCCGCTCTTGTAATTACGCCGGGATCAACGCGGTCACCGGGGTTTTTATCGCCGGGGTTAGTGTTTTCGGTGCTGCTACCACCCCCTGATGAAGAATAGCCTACGGGGCTGCCCGTTCCGGCTAATCCGGCTAATCCTGCAATGCCGCCACTGGTCCTTCCACCGCGGCCACCCAAACTTACGATGGCGTCTGTGCCACCTTGTTGAACACCGGCATAACCCGAACCTATTGCGGTTTGAACCGCCATGTTTTCTGCGCGGGCTCGACGCTTTGCTTTTGCCGTCGTTGCGGCGTGGTACGCGTCATATTCTGCTTGGTCCTTGGCCCAGTCAGCGTTGTTGAGCTTCGCAAGCTCTTCGCGGGTGTAGTAAGGGCTGCCGGTAAATTCAGTAAGAATGGACATTAAGACGCTCCACTCAAGCTCATAATACCGACCAAATCACGGTCTTCTGGGAATAAAGCTGCGTACCTAGTCCGATCTACAGGACCTGAACTCTGTATGGGTGCAACCTGTGGGGCTGCGGCAGTATTAATCGGACTAGGCGCAGGTCCAACGTTATTCGGTGTGGGAGACGGAATAACATTTGGATTAAGTGAACCTTGTTGGTTTGACGGCGGTACGTTCTGTGGTGGAGGAGGCGTTTGCTCTTCTTCACTCACAGAATCTTGAATGTAATCACCGAATTGGTCAATCATTTCCGAACCTAACCTTTCTGTCGGTCCGGCGGTCCGGCGAATGCTGCTCATCAATCCGTTATCAACTAGGCCTTGGACCAGTCGAGTCATGATTCTCGTTCCTTCTGGCGAAAGATGAGAAGCACCTTGCGTTCTGGTATCGTGAACTTTCTTGAGGGCAGTTGCGAGTAACTGCGGATCGTTGATTAATGTTTCAATAACGTCCATCCGCAAGCTGGCAGGAAGTTCTGATAAATATTTATTTACAATCGTCTGAGCATACTGCGAACCAGCTTGTCGTGCGATCAAGCTTTGGTTGCTTCCACTCATTACAGATTGGACACCAGCACCCATCTCTGAACCAGAAATTCTTGTAACAAGAGCGAATAGAGGACCTACTTGTTGAATATAACCTTCGGTATCTCCAGCCCGGCCACGTGCCGCAAATGCTTGTATTTCAGCCATACGTCTGAGCAATTGTCGTGTGCGGCCAATCTCCTCTGACGACATAATTCCCTTTTCTTGCATCCATTCGGATAAGCGAATGTTAGCAGAAGAGTTAGGATGAGCCTCAAACAACGTATTGAAAGCGCCACCAACATTGAAGATAGGTCCGTTTTCACCTTGACGGTTAAAAACAGACTCCATGATGGCCGTTCGGAAGCCGTTCACCAAATCTTCTCTGCTATACGTTTTGCCTCTGTTCGGTCCTTGTGTAACGGTAAACCCGCCTTCACCAACATTTTCAATGAATTCCCACAGCCTGTTTAATTCATTGAACGGACGGGGGTTATCCAAAGACAACGCAAGGGATACTTGTGTGGTTGGATTTTGCGTTTTGTCCGGCAGCAGTTCGTAAAGAGACAGCTCACCGTCCCTACGACTGGCAGCTAATTCAGTTGTTTCTCTTTTAGTGTCTTCCAAAAGATGTCGAGCTATAGGTATGTTTTCTAAATCAGCTCGCAGCGCAGGCATGGATTCCAACAACCGTTGGTTCTGGTCTTTACGCATCCAAGTTTCAAGGGCGCTGGTGCTTAAAGTGCCGTCCGGGTTCAAAACTTCAGAACGCAAGCTTCTCAACAAATTTTCAGAAGCGCCACGGATAGTAGCGTTATCGTTGTACATGTCGGTCAATTGAGTGCGCAAACCGGGTATGGCATCAATTGCATTTTCGTTTGCGGTAAACCAGCTATTGAAAGCTCGTCTATCTAGCATCTGAGTACGCGGATCAATGACTCCCGCTTCTTGGGCGCTTGTCAACAAGGCTTGACCTGCTTCGCGGGCGTCTCCTTGTAACATATTGGTTAGAGACGTACCAAACTGTGTTTGAGAAATCAGGTCTAGTTGCTGCGCACGGAGATAACCGGCGTCGCCTCTAAATAAACGGTCTCTAAGCACCTCAACAGGAATGCGCGGTGCGCCGTCTCGACTGGTTCCCAAAACATCGCCTGCAAAACTTCTTGTAAACACGTCATTGTAGGCGCGTGAAAAAGCTCTTGCATTGTCATATTCTGCGCTGACTGATCCAGCAGGGATAGACTCCAAGTCTTTTAAAATCGCGTCTGCAAATTCATAAGCTACACGCGCTTGATTACTACGCCCATCTGCTGCCAAGGCGCGACCGGCGTCCAAAGCTACACTACGCATATCAATCAAAGATCGTATTGAAATACCGCCACTAGGGGCAGGCGTCCCGTCCATCGCTGTTTGTTGTGCTTGGGCAGTAATCATGTTGGCCCGCGCATTTAGCGCCGCCACATAATCTCGCTGACGTTGATCTAGTCTCGCACCGCCTGCGGTCATGCCATCCGCTTCTCGACGTAAGGCTGCAATCTGTTCAGCTTCTGGCAAACCTTCCGTTCGCTTAACAATATCATCAAAAGTAATACCGAAAGGTGTGCCTTCGAGCTTGTTTCGAGCGGTGTTAAAAGCTCCTACTTCTCTAAGTTGACGCGGTGCAGGTGTATTTGGATTTATTCCTAGGTCTGTGGACACTCTATTTACATACGCGTCCATCTCACGAAGATCAGCGTTTCGCAGCAAAACGTTTCTTGCGTTTTCGTCTAAATCGGTTAAGTCGCGCCACGCGGTTATGAAATTCGGCGTATTCGACTCAGTAAAACCACCTTGTCCATCTGGTACATTGAACGTCGTAAGTTCCACGTCGCGTGGAACGCGTCGCCAAAGGGTTCTTTCCTGACCCCTTAAACGTTGTTGCAGGTTAGAAATAACTTCATACAGACGCCTAGCTTCTTCAAGGTTATCAACACTTTCTCCACCAGCTTCCCCTACGCGGCTCATTGCCGACCTAAGTCGTTGAGTTGCTTGGTCCAGTTGTTGTGTAATATCGGCGTCCCAAAGACCGGTGTACAGCTCAGACATTTGTCCAAGGGCTTGCCGGTCTCCTTTTGCGTAAGTAAATAAAATAAGCCTACGCAAAGCTTCTGTTGCTTGTTCGGTTTTGTTTTGTCCAGTCGCAGAAACCCCGGTGTCTCCCCCGCGATCCATAATCATGCGTAGGAGTGTAGGGCTTGAGGTTAAAGTTGCGGAATCTAACTGAATCAGATTGCCGTCTGCATCTCTTAACTGATCTTGAAACTCAGGTGTTAAAAGCAGCTCAATAACTTTTTCTGGGTCTTCTTTATTAGCCCTTAATTGATCGTAAATCCAAGTTCCGCCCTCAATTTGTTGGGCTTCTGTTAGCCCTCCCGTCGCGTTGACGGCGCTATCGGCTTTAGTGCGATCAAAAAGTTGTAAAGCTTTTTCCCAAGCCATACCAGTTAGTTGCGGTATTCTTTTGGCTGCTAGGTCACCAATTAACCCTCCGGAAACGGCCCCGGCTGTTTCAAAACCAAACCTTACCCAAGGGTCGTCTGGAGCTAGTTTTTCTGCCCCGCCTGCGGCAAATGCACCCCCGGCAACAGCCAATCCTTCCGCCGTCAAAGTTCGGCCTACCTGATCCCGTGCTGCGGAGCCTGTCCGTTCTAAACTGTTTTCAACTTGGCGTATAAAACGTGTAGAAAGGGGAACTTTTGCCCCGGCTTCTATGTTGTCTAATACAAGTCGAGAACCAAGATTGACCTTTCCTGAAATTAAGAAAGGCATTGGTAAAAAGGCTAGTCCGCCTGCGGTAGCTTTACCGGCTTCGTAAGCAGCGCGTGTGCCGGGTACATATAATTCTTCTTCGCCAAATAAAGCGTCTTGCGCAACCCTAGTGGCGTAGTCTCCAAACATGGACGCGCCAAGGCCTGTGAGTATCGGAACACCAATACGAACTGCGGCTGTCCAAGGTGTTACAGGAGGAACCCCCGCAACTAACGTATTTCCATACAACATGCCTGCGTAAAAACCACCGGCACCTACCGCTGCGGGAGCAACCTCTCGTTTTGCGCCGCTAATGAAATCATCCCAGAAATCGGTGCCTGCTGAGATAGGCCGTCCCTGAGTGTCACGTCCAAAAAGCTCAATAATTTGCTCGTCGGTTACGCTCTTCCCCGGTTCTATACCCAAATCACGCAGAATACCCGCATTGCCCATACGCAAAGCGTTGTAGTTAAGGTAGTTATCACCTCTGTTTTGGAGCCGTGGGTCGCGGCCCAAGGTATTTGCCATCATTTCGGCCAGTTGTGGAACAACCGGCCCGGATGATCTGAGAACCTCTGTTATTTCCGAAAATTCATCTGCACCAAACGTTGCACGTGGAATAAAGAGACCTTCGGCATTTGTAGGAGTAGTGTTATTGTCAGCCATTGCTACCTCTTAATTTCCAGCTCCAGTTGCCGCCTGATTCATCAAGTCTTGGGCTCTTTGAATATTACCTTGGTTGGCAGTATTAGATAGAGTCAAGATTGGGCCAAGCAGTTTTTCAAGTCGGTCAATTTCAAACAGTTTCTGGCTGAGAGTGCTGGCTTGATCTGACGGCAGAGGCGTACCACTCGCTTGCAGCCTAAGAATACGGGCTTTTTCAGACCGTAGTTCTTCAGCAAGTCTTGAAAGTTTACGCGCTTCCGAAACAGGGTTGCGGAAGAAGGCTCTTTCGTCTGGGAACAACTGAGCCGTTGTTTCCAAATCGGCCACCGCAAACCTTGGCGATGCGGACAAGGCAGATCGACCAAACACACGAACCATTTCGATGTATTGACGCGAATCTTGGTTGTCGGCAAACATTTCGCCAAAGTATTCTGGGCTGATAACACCACCAAGAACACCGTCCAAGCCTGAGTACACTTTAGACCAGAAACCTGTACCTTCTCGTGCTTCTCGAAGTGCGTCGCGCACTCGTCGCTGCGTTTGACTTGAAAGAGGCTGGCCTTGCATGTCGGTCATGCCGGAAACAAGGTCATTGTCCATCTGGTTAAGTTGTTCCAGCGCGTTGGCCGAGATACGAGCATTACGCATAACCTCGTAAGCGGTCGTACTAGACACTTCAAACGCGTTGCTAGGCATCGTGTACTGTGTGCCATTCGGCATCGTAACTGTTCTACCGTCATAAGAGGTGTAAACACCAGACTGAACATCATTGTCTGGATCAGCCGGAACATAAAAGCCACGAGGCGTAACGCTTTCCGTACCAATTTTCTGAAGAGTGAAATTAGGTGTATTGGAAGCTGTTTCAATAGCATTTTGACCTTCCGTGGAATTGACATCCACAAGCTGACGAGTGCTAACGCCGTCTGCGTTGGTGGTTGTGATAACCATGTAATCAGGTTCGAGTATTTTGTCTGTGTCGTAAATGCTGACAGGCACTGCATTTGGATCGTTTTTGTCAATCCGTAGAATGTCTATTTTTCCGCCAGTATCAACGGTGCGGAACTCATACTCAGGCGCAACACCAAGAAGGCGATTACGCGTAGAAAGCTCCAATTGATCCCAATTGTCTTTGGTCATGCCAAATTTAGTGAAGTAATCGCGGTCGGTAAGGACCGGCAATCCTTGCAAAAATTGACGATCAGATGCAGGTAACGCATCAAACTGCGCCTTGGTCATGCGGAACTTATCCCAATAATCTCTATCGTTGATTGGGGCTTCGTATTCTCTGTAAGCATCTGCACCATACGTTTGTGCAATGGCGTTAAGTTCGGCTTGCGAGAAATTAGGAGAAGAACCCGCAGGATAATTACGATTACCTATAGTGATGTCCATGTTCAACGTCACTTGGTCTCGTTTCATTATCATGTCTGGGCTATAGGCGTTTTGACGCATAGCACCTTGTTCGACTAGGGCGACGTAACGCGCTGTGCCGGGAATAGCTGCAATAGAACTACCGTCGCGCAAAATAAAGTTTTCTGCGCTCTGTGGTGAACCAGAAGGTTTGGCTATAGGCGTAATAACAATATTGCCTTTACCGAACTCTGCTTCCAAAGATTGTAAATCACCACGGTTCAAGGGCCGCGATCCGTAGTCCTTCAGAATTTCGTTGCCGTCCGCGTCAGTTTCGCGGATTTGAATGCGATAAGAGTCTCCGAGGTCTTTACCGGCAGCCGTTAGTTCTGCTTGACGTTCGGCGGCATACAAGCTGCCGGAACTCTGCAATGCCGCTAAATCAAGGGCTCTGTTTTCCTTGGCTTGTGCGTCTTTATATTTTTGGAACTCACCCGCACGGGCTCCAATGTTCCCAAGCGGCTGCACAAAAGAGGCCGCAAGCTGTTCCGCTGGCGTAGCGCCGGGTTTACCCGCCCCTGACGCGAACAAAAGACCACCCTGCGCAATATCAAAAAGCATTTGCGCTTGAGTCATGTCTTTCTGTTCTTGTAATTGATTGGCTTGTTGCGCAGGATCAATTAACTGTCTGTAAAGCTCTCTTTGTTCATCAAATAATGCCTGCTGACGTGACGGGGGCCCACCCGCAGCCATGTATTGAACCGGACCCCCTTGGTTAAAATTTACGGGATTGGGAGCCTCCGCTGCACCCATGTCTACGGTTGACATAATCCCTTCGGCCATCGCACCTTCTACCGGTGCGGCCATTTGATCTTGTGCTAGACCACCAATACCTTGGTCTACCGCGGCCATCAGCATTACAGGCTGAACAAGTGCAAGCACTGATTCCGGGGTGGCCTGTGAATCTTCCGGGCCCACTATCTGTGCCAATTCCTGATAGCGAGCCTCAATCGGTAGATCGTCACCTCGAATACCGTTTATTACGGTTTCGTAGTCTTCGGCATTATCCAAATCCTGCATTTGCGAAGCATATTGACCTAACATGCTTTCTATTGCTTGAGGATCAATACCACTCTGCATCGCATATTGTGCAGCTTGTGGTAAATCAACGCTGTTCGGATCAACAGGCATTGACGGAATGGTAGGAGAGGCAGAAGGCATCATAGGTGCCATTCCCCCTTCCTGCATTCTGACAACGCCGCCATTACGGAACATTTGTCGGTCCATTACACTTCTATTCATTAAAATAACCCCGCTTTGCTTGCGCCAGCCGCTGCGGAGAGGCCAGCTATACCCAAGCCAAGAATGGATTGGGCCGGAGATACATTACCTCCGGAAGTTTGGGATATTGCCATTTGGCTCGTAGGCGCACCCTTGTAAATATCGGATAGGAAGCCGACACGCTGATATGGTTCGTAAAGCTGTGCCATTTCGCTTTGACGTTGTGCTTCCAATACCGCCTGATCTTGTGCTTGGAACTGTTTGCCCATGTCGAACAAGAATCCAGCGTCTTTCTGGTTGAGCTGTTGTGACAGCTCTCCAAGAGCGCCTTGGCGGAGTGCGAGCTGACTGAGAGCATCGCCTTGTTGTAGATTGAGTTGTCCGTACTGCGTACCGAGGTTGCCAATCCCTTCGCCCAAGCGTCCCATCATTTCGGAACCTTGCAACCCTAGCTGTCCGCCAGCTTGAGCGCCCGATACCGCAAGATTTGCTTGATTCTGTCCAAGCGTTCCAGCCTGCCCTGCCAACTGACCGGCTAATTGCTCCGCGCTGATGCCCAATTGAGCCGCACGTTGTGCAATATCTGCTTCTTGGTTAACACCCTGTAGGCCCATTTGACCCAAGTTAGTATTAAGTTGCCCAGCAAGTTGTGCTGCGCTCAAGCCGGTTTGTGAAGCAAGCTGCTGCAAATTCATACCCGTCTGAGACAGCGCCTGCGCATTAGCAGACGCAAGTTGCTCAGTAGACAGACCCATTGTGCCTGCCTGTTGAGCGGCTTGAAGACCTAGCTGACCCCCAATTTGTGCGCCTTGCTGCCCCATCTGAGCAGCCTGCATACCAAGTTGAGCGCCTTGGGCCGCGGATTGCATTCCGCTTTGCGTAATAAGTTGTTCGGCGGACATGCCAGTTTGTGCTTGCTGGTTGAGGAGTTGTCCAGCGAGCTGTTCTGCTGACATGCCCAGTTGTGCAGCCTGACCGGCCAATTGACCTTCAAGCTGCGAGGCACTGATGCCTAATTGTCCCGCAAGTTGGTTGGCGGCAATACCTGTCTGGGCTTGCTGTTGCGCGGTTTGCGCTGCCAATTGCTCTGCGGAAAGCCCTAACTGACCAGCTTGCTGACCGGTTTGAGCCAATAATTGATTTGCGGAAAGGCCTGTTTGCGCTTGTTGCTGTAGGAGCTGACCGGCAAGTTGTTCGGTAGAAATACCCATCTGAGCCGCTTGTTGTGCAAGCTGGCCCTGAAGTTGCGCAGCCGACATACCAAGCTGACCGGCAAGCTGTTCTGCCGATTGACCCAGTTGTCCTGCCTGAGAAAGGTTTGATGCGGCGAGCTGTTCTGCGGACAACGCTTGTTGTCCAGCGCCCAACGATCCAGCCTGCGCTAATTGCTCTGCACTGAGACGTTGCTGACCAGCCTGCAATAGACCGGCTTGAGCCAACTGTTCGGCACTCATGCCCAACTGGCCCGCTTGTGCCGCGTTTTGTGCAGCTAACTGCTCTGCCGACAAACCCATTTGACGTGCTTGTGCTGCGTTTTGTGCAGCAATTTGTTCGGCAGAAAGCGCCTGTTGTCCCGCTTGACCGTAAGCTGAAAGACCAAGCTGGCCGCCTTGTAGCAAGCCTGCTTGAGCCAATTGCTCTGCGGACATACCTGTCTGAGCCGCCAATTGTTCGGCGGATAGACCAAGTTGTCCTTGCTGTTGCGCGGTCCGTGCAGCTAATTCCTCCGCCGACATGCCGAATTGTGCGGCTAGTTGTTCGGCGGAAAGACCTGTTTGAGCAGCTAACTGTTCCGCGGACATGCCAAGCTGACCTAACTGGCCAGCTTGAGCTGCCGCCAATTGCTCTGCGGACAGACCGAGTTGGCCCGCCGCTTGAGCTGCTTGAAGTCCTGCTTGCGAGCCTTGCGCACCCAAAGCGCCGGTAAGCTGTGCCGCTTGTTGGGCACGGCCTTGCTGCGCTTCAAAGGCTTGTTGTGCGCGTTGTGCGGCACTTTCATAGCCAGCCTGACGCATTCCTGCGGCAGTACGGCCTTGTTGTTCGAGAATGTTACGTGCAAGCTCTGCTTCTGCAACGGCTTGACGTGAGCCACCAAAGGCTCCGGCACCAACCGCTTGTGAGGCCAGTTGATTACCTTGAATTTGTCCAGCTCTGGCAATATCAGCCAGAGCTTGTTGAACTGCGGCATCTTCGTATTGGTTCATAAACGAACCAGTAGAAGCCGGATCAAACATACCGGTCGTACCGGCTAACCCGGCAATGCCTTGTTGAGCAGTCTGTGTTCCGAGGGCCCCAGCCTGTTGTAAAGCCTGCGCGGCCTGACCAGTAATACCACGAGCGCCTTGAACCGCTTGCTGACTGCCTGCCAACGCACTTTGGTATGCACCGGCTCCGCCCGTGCGGGCTAAATCAGCGATACCTTGGGCTCCAGTGGCGGCTTGACCCGCTACACCACGAGCGCCAGTAATAGCGCCTTGAGTATCCAGAGCCGCTTGTTGTGCTGCGGTTCTTCCACCTGTGCCTGCTTGTGCAGCGACGTTACGAGCAGCCGCGGTTACATCGCCAATACCGCCCATTGCGGATTCGTATGCACCAATACCACCAGCTCCAGACGTTGCTGCTGCTTGACGAGCAGCGTCTGAAACGCCTGATAAATCACTTAATGCGCCAGTTGCAGTTTGACGCGCACCTGTAGTAGCGCCAGCTAATCCAGCAATACCTTGTTGCGCGGCGGCACGTGCGGCTTCGTTTGTGCCTGTAATACCTTGCGTTGTTTGGAGGGCCGCGAGCCGCGCTGCGTCAGTCGCACCGCCTACACCCGTGCCAGTAGCTTGTGCCGCGGCACGTGCAGCGTCACTTACGCCTGCTAGACCTGCGCCAGTTCCGGCAGCGCCGGTACGAGCATTCAGGGCAGCCACATTTGCGGCATTTGCACCCGCTAAACCAGAGGCAGCTAGAGCATCTGCTCCTGCGCCAGCGATCCCACGGGCTTGATTAATAGCCTGAAGAGTACCTGCACTCGCAGCATCGGCTGCGCCTAATCCGCCTTGTCCGGCGGCGGCTAGTCTCTCGCCTGCTCCCGCAACAGCGTTACGGGCCGCCTGTATGGCAGCAGCACTGTCTTGTGCGCTTGCACCCGCAGAACCCAGAGCACCTAAACCAGCAGCGCCTGCTGCGGTTTGTGCATTTTGAGCCGCTTGTCCTAGTGCGGTTCCTGCGTTTGACGCGGTTGTTTGAGCAGCCCCAATAACGTTTTCAATATTGGTGCCTAATGCGTTTGCAATATTACGAGCATTTAAAGCGTTTTGAGCAGCGGTGTTTAAACCAGCAATGCCAGTACCTGCTACGTCAGTAGCTTGTTGGGCCGCGTTTGCAAGTCCGGCTTGTGCGCCTGTTGCGGCGTCATATCCAGCCTGTTGAGCGGCAGCCGCTTGGGCTCGTGCTTGGGCCGTGGCCCCCTGTTCGCCAGCTAGTTGCGCTGCCAAATTGTCATAGGCAGTTGTTTGACCTGCGGTTTCTACCGCTCCGGCAGCTTGGTTCAAGGCAGACTGCATTCCAGTCTGCGTACCTTCTAAAATCCCCGGAATACGGCTTGCTGCCGTACCTAAAGCATTTTGACCGCCAGTAGCCGCTAAACGTGCGCCTGTGGCGGCGTCACTCATTGCGCTAGTAGCTGTTTCGGTAGCTCCAGCGCCGTAGTCAATGCCTCCGGTAATACCGGTTTGAGCGGCTTCTACTTGAGGGGCAATGTTTGTAAGACCGGCCTGCATCGCTGCTGCCGCATCTTGTTGATAAGGCAAAGCGCCAGCCATGGTCGCCCCAATGGCTTGTTGCGCATCACCAAGGGTGTAACCGGCTTCTTGTAAATAAGGTTGATAACCACCAATGCCCGCTTCAGCTATGTCTCTTGCTGTAAGCTGGGCAGCAGTCATATCCGCCACCATATATGGCGGTATTTCTATCCCTTGGTCTGCGAGAGCTTTTGCGGAAGAAAGTAGGCCTAGCTTATAGGCCTCAATTTCCGGGGCTTCGCGGACAATACTGGTTGTTTCTTCAGCCATATCGCTTATGCCCTCCCGCGGGCTTCAAGACTTCTCATGACTGAGTACATGTTCTTGATGCCATTATTAAGGTTTCCATTTCCAGCACCACGTACTGCATCGGTGGTCATTACGAACTCACCGGGCATTAACATGGCTCTAACGCTATCCTGTCCGGGGATACCTTCATTAGGCATAATGCCGCCATTGCGGCGCGGGAAAATAGCTCCGCCAGCCGCTGCCGCCAAGGGACGTGCAAACGGGCCGCCGGGAGTGCTGGACATCAAGTATCCAGCGTCATTAACGAATGCTCTGCTTGGAACAAATGGCTGAATTTCTGGTGCGACATAAGGATCAAGGTCGCTTTGCATAATAGCCATGTCCGTGGTTTCTCTAGGCTCGTATTCTCCCGTTTCTTCGTTCAGAACCTGTGATCCAAGGTCTTTTACGAGGTATTTACCGGGGTCTTGAGCAATCAAATCGGCACCCGTAACTGGAGTACCGTCTGGGTTGTAGTCGATAAAGTTTGCCTGTTCAGGCTGCGGCACGTCGAACATGCCGGTTGCGCCCATCGTAAGAGCGCCAACTGCTGCGGTTGGTCCAAAACGTGCCAGCATACCGGGGCCTGCTGCGGCTTGCGCAGCTCTCAAGCCTGCTTCTGTAGGTGTGATACCAGACGCTGCCATCTCTGACAGGTAAGATTGACCTGCTGCTTGTTTTGCTGCTTCGACTTCCAGAGGTGTTTGACCGCCGCGGAACATGTAATCACCCGTTTTTTCGAGGATTCCGCGTTCTGCTGTGGCACCACCAGTGCCGCCAGTGCCACCACCAGCACCAGCACCACCAGCATCACCAGCACCACCAGCACCACCAGCATCACCAGCAGCAGGCGCTGTAGTCGTTGAAGGTATGTTTATTTCAGACCCAGCATAAATCTTGTTTGGATCAGTAATATTCGGATTAGCTTCTAGCAACGCGTCAACAGTAGTGTTGTTTTGAGCAGCAATCTCGCTCAACGTGTCACCCGATTCGATAATTTTGGTCGTTCCAGTAGAACTACCCGCAGGAGGTGCAACGACACCGCGATCAAACGGTGTAGCAATAGCATCTTTAAAGCCCTGCCACGAACCACTCGTTAAGCCTTCGCTTAAATTTGAGAAGCCTTGAGTCAATCTTGCGGGATTTGCTGCGTCTCCAATGTTTTTGAAGAAACTTCCTGCACCTTGGTTTGGTCCAGTAAATCCGGCTGTTACACCACCAATCGCACCGGCAACAAGCGCAGACTTCAATGCGTCTTTAAGACTTCCGCCACCTATTAATGTTCCAATACCCGAACCTAACGCGGCTCCGTACATTGGGCCCAAAGCAGGTAGCAAGAAAGGCATTGCGATTGGAAGAACAATTGGCGCAATCTTTTTAACGACCTTAACAACCGCCTTGACCACTTTCTTAACGGCCTTGACGATCTTCTTGAACAGTTTCTTCAAGAAAAACTCTGGCAGACCAGTAGTCGGGTTAATATCGTTTGCTTCTGCACCTACAACGTAAGCTTCGGGGTTTTCGACACCCTGCTCAATGAGCATGTCAAAAATGCGCTCCTTGATTGCAGGGTCTGCCAGAAACTGGGCGGGGATAATAAGCTCACCTTCTGCAACGTGAGCCAACATATTGTCTTCATTGCGGCCATATTTAGCCATTCGTTCCGCTAAAGCAGGGAACTGAGCAATACCTTCGTCACCGTAATCAGAGGATTTTTCACCGTATACTTCTTCAATTTCGTCATCTTCCATGACGAAATCACCAATACCACCCTCTGGAACGGTCAACTCTTCAATTTTTTCGACTGCTTCTGCCATTACCCCGCTCCACCAGTGATACTTTCAGGCATAGTTACCTGTATCATTGTACTTCTCTTTTCCCCGCCCGTCCATGAAGAACCGCACTGAGGGCAGTTTCCATCGGGGTAAGAAGCAATCTCTTCCGGGGTATCCACCTCGTTTTCACAACTAACGCAATGAACAATGTCCCTGCTAGTCGATGGCAGCCATTTGC